TTCGGTGCTGCCTTCGGTGCTGCCTTCGGTGTTTTTAGTGTCACCTTTGAAGGATCTAGTATTCTCTTTTGTTTTTTTAATGAATTCATTTGACAATTTCATTACATATCGCTGAAATCCATACAATCTAGTCTTTAAATATTCAATTTTATTTTTATCCTTTAAAATGTTCCCTACCTTTAAATTGATAACTGATGCCCCTGAAGTTACTCCATCAGAACCATACCATAAATAAATAACAAAGGCCATTTTGAGCTGATTGACAAATGGAATAAAACACAATAGCCCATCTGCAACATTCACAAACGTTACAACCGATCCATAAATAACCCAAAAGTTCAATAAATTGAATACATTTGTTTCATTAGAATTCCTCAGTCTAAGAACTCTTATACTTTCTTTCAAAGGTACAGCAATCATAAAAATTACATAGCCATAATTGTAAAACAAGTAACCTCCTAAAAAAATTGAAAAGTAACCAAGTGGTGATTCCATTGGTGCATATCTAATTAATTTTTTTAAGTAATTCAAATTGACCATTCTCAAGTTCCATTTGAAGTAGGCCAATACTCCCAAGCTATTTCTGGGGAGTTGCATATTTTTTTCCATATTTGATCTTGCTCATAAAGTTTTTCATCACTTTTTAATAATCTAAAACAAGGAAGGTATTCGTCCCATTCTAAAAGTTCACAAAATTTGTAAATGGTGTAAGGGAAGCTAAGAAAGTTTTTCCTCGATTCTGGCTTGTATTTTTCAAATGGCTCTTCTATTTGTTTAAACATTAAACACAACCTTTCTTCTTGGTCAGAATTCATTTGTAATGGTTTTACACCATTTATTCTATTAATTATGTTATCTTCGTGTTCATAATACTTATTTTCTCCAATTTTTTTCAACCATTTGCGAATTTTTGTTTTTGTTATTTTTTTAAGATCTCTAACCCTTTCCTTTTTTATTTCCAATTTTATCTTTTCTATAATTTCTTCAGGGATTGCTGTATTTTCTTTGGCTTGAAATCTCTGAAGCCATTCTTTAAAATGATTTATTCTTTCATATGAAAATTTCTTATTATAAGTCATTTCTTGAGATTCTGCGTAAGATAAAGTCATATCGTCCATACAACGATATGATAAATAACAATCTGGACATACATGCTCTCCCTTTGATGGTTCCCTTATAAGCTCAGTTTTACATTGGGGACATGTGTAAATGTCTATATATTCTAGTTTTTGATATTCTTCTGGGTAAACTGTAATCATGTATTCTTTACAAATGTTTATCTTTTCTGTCTTTGTTTCACTTTCTAAAAATTTTAAAATACCAACTTCACTGCTTGTGTTGCCGTCTGTTGTTTCACTTGTGGAAGTTTCCTCTATTTTTTTCTCTTTTTCACCTTTGTGTTCCGTTTCAGCTTCGGCTTCATTTATTTTTAATTCATAGTAACGTTTAAGAATATCAGTAGTTTTATAAAAATAATCTATCTCTTCTTCTTTTGATTCTATTCTAAAAATTTCATTTAATAATAGTTTATATGCTTCACAATCTGTTCCATTTTTCGATTTTATTTTTTCAAGTTCCTTTCTTTTTTTAGGTAACGTGACAGTTTGTAGCCTTTTAAAATATTCCAAATTTTCTTTATTGGCCCTTTCTATTGTTTTTCTAGTTTCAACAACGGGCCCCCTTTTAGATTTCTTATTGAAATACATTGGATTCATTGAATAGTTATCCATTTAATCTTTAAATTTTAAAAGGAATAAAACAAATTTAAAGATTAAAACGAACAATCGTTTAGAAATGATTTATACTACTTTTATTTTAATGTACTTATTCTTGAGTGGGCCTGTTTTATCCATGCCTTGTGAATATGGACCAAATTGCCCACAACAATCAAATAACAATCAAAAAAACAGTCCTCCACGCATTCCACATTTTGGTCACATTCTATTAGACTCTGAAGAAATTGAAGACTTGGGTTCTGCAGACCAAACTATTAATTTTATTGAGAATTTATTTTCTATCAATTCTCAACTTTTACAGCGTATAAACGCAAGCGAAATCTTTAAAGATTACAATGAAGAAATTTTCAACCTTTTAATCACCAGAGCAGATTACACTTTGAATAATATGAGTCTTTATTACATTGAAGATTTCATGGATAGAAAATTTAAAGAATATAGCAATACGCTTGAAAAGAAGTTTGATAAAAAATTAAATTATCTAGTAACTCAATTCCTTTCAGGAATGAAAATCACCATTCCTGACTTTGGACCCATCTATATAATGTTTATTGTCAATTCTTTGATGACTGTTCTTTCAGGAATTATGGTTTCTATTACATTTTATACCTTTTCAGCAAATAGACCCACGGGAACAATTTCCCAACCAATTGGCAATTCAAATGGTACAGAGTAGTAAAAATTAAAACTGAATAAAAAATACTTTTTCTTGGTATTAAATCTAGGTGACTTAATTATTAAAGTAGAATGAATAAATATCATTATACTTGAATAATTTAAAAGCCGCAAAGGCGCCTTTAATTGGAGTATTGGACACCTCCCATACCAGACATGATTTTGAGAACATTGTAGTTCACTGCGTAAATACGGAATTTAGCGGCATTTGAAGATGTTGTAGTGTTGATGGTAAGGATAGCGTTATCAATACGAGACATATTGACTGTACCAGAAGGCTGATGCTCAATTGGATGGAGGGCAAAAGAGTACACATAGATACCAGTGGCTGGCCCACGAGGGAAATGTTGATATGGCTGAACCAAGTTAAAGTAAGCTTCCTCACGAACAGAGAAACGATCATGACCATTGAGTCGAAGAATGGCGTTATCTAGAGTGTGGCCACCCTCATACACACCACCAGTTTGGTTTGTGTAATCAGACCAGTAGTTTGGACCGACTGCGTTACCGTTAGTAACATTAGAATCTAATTGAAGGACCCAAGCTAGATACTTGACTGGGTGGTTAAAGTTGAGATCAATCTTGTTGGTAGTTGAACTGACAGATTCTTCACTTTGTTGAACTTGTTCAATAAGATACTCGTGAGAAACTTGAGCGAAACGACGTCTCTCGTCAACATCCAAGTAAATGTAATCAACGTAGAGAGATGCGTCAGACAAAGAAGGAGTACCGGAAGAAGGGAGAGCGCCGTCGTCAGTTTGGATACATTCAGAGGCAGCACGGAAGTTGACCTCGATCTTAGTATCGTGATACTGAAGGGCAATGAGAGGGAGAGCTAGACCAGGGTTACGGTTGAACCAGAATTGGAGAGGAATATAAAGAACTGCTGCTGCAATAGAAGCAGAAGGTTCAGTAAGGTCAACAGTGTTACCAATCATAACATTGTAAGTGTCTTCCTTTTCTGCGGGAAGTGTTAGTTCATTCCAGATATTCATCCAGTCACCATATTGTTTGTCAATCTGTTGGGAACCAATGTCAAGACTAACATCCTTGATAATGACGTGACCAATGTTGCGTGTCCAGTTAACTGTACCTGAAGAATTGGATAATTCAGGGAGACTAACTTGAAGATAGACGCGGTGGGCAAGGTCACCGGTTCTATCAATTGTACAAACTGCGCGTCTATTGAAATCAACAGTTCCGCTAAATGTCTGTTCAACAGATTCAATGGAAAAGTTTGTATGACGTCTATAGACGACTTTAAAGTAAGTAATTTGGGGGTTTCCTGTAAGGTAGATATCTTGTGCGCCATAGGCTACTAATTGCATTACACCACCAGCCATTTTTGTTTATACTATAGGATAAGATTTTTTTTCTCAGAGAAATTAAAAATTAAATTGAAATTAAGAAAGTTTTAAATTTTTTTTTACAAAATTTTGCAAAAAGAAACATTCTGCCCCATTTGTTTCAACTCCTGTTAAAATAGATCTAGTATTATTTTTCATAATGTTAAAAATCTCGTCCTCTTTTTTAATTTTAAACTCATAACCATTGTTTAATTTCCGAACAGCCCATCCTTGTTGGATGGCGTTATATACAATTGCCATTTTCATAAGCTCCTGGGAGAAAAAGTTTACCATTTAATTAATTAATTATATTAATATAATAAAAATAACGAATTAATTAAATCAATTGGGGTTTTTCTCGATATATATTTATTACCAATTAATTAAATAGAATGACATTAAAAAAAGGTCAAAGAGTAAAAATTATAGGAGACATAAATAATTCAAATAGAGGTCATTATAAAGGGCACCTAGGTAATGTAAAATTTGTACGGGGTGAAGTCATTCTTGTTGATTTGGATTTTTTTCCTAGTTGCAAAATGATAAAATTAAATATAGCTCAAGTAGTTCCATTTGATGGTTGACCCCACCCAACCCCCCCCCCTTCAATTAATCAACAATGTGTTTTACCTGTGTATTTTCCAAGCTAGTTTTGATTTTATTATTATTAAATTCTACAAGGTCAGAATAGCATGTATAAAAAATAGTGTCATTTTCTTCGGCGCAATAAATCTTTATTGAACTGGAAAAGTCAATTTGAATAACATTTGGAGATTCCTTTACATTTAAACAAATGTCTCTACAATTTAAAATTTCCAATTTTGCTACAACTTTAGTAAAATTGATTTTTACATTTTTACACCCCTCTAACATTATATTGACTACACTACTTTCTATTTCAAAACTAGAATCTTCACAATTTAAAAAATGTAAAGAGTTATTTTTAGTTACTCCCCTAAAATTCAAGTTGTCTATACTTTTAAATCCTGGTACAATTATTTTATTATTACTTTGTTGAATTAATCTTTTTTTACATTTTTCTATTACTTGATGAATGTCAGGCTCGTACACTTTAGTGTCAACTGGAGTGTCCATTATTATAATGCTAATAAATTAAATTCTAAATTTAAGATACCAATATCCTTGCAAGAACGAATCAGCTAGATCGTCTTTTTTTTTATTATCATTAAAAAAAGGAATCAAATGTACATTAACAGAGTTGTTTAAAAAGAATTCACAATGCATTTTCCCGTAAAATTTGTCTCTAGCATATTTTCCCTTTAAATTGCATTCTATAGGTGGTCCAGTGTAAATTCTCAATTTAAATTTTGCGCTTACAAATATAACCTTTTCAACGGTACCTTCTATAACACCCTTGAGAATGAAATAAGAATATAACATATTACTTAGAGATTTCATTCTTGGATTCTTACCAGGTTGTAATTCTATTAAAATTCTTTTTGCTGTTAAAAAGTCATAATCGTTTTTAATAACGTCATTTAGTTTTTCATAGAGTAATTTACACATGTCTTGTGTTTTTAATGTTTTTATTTTTCTCTTCTTTTTAAATTTTACTTCTGATAGTGTGCATGAAAGTGCTTCTGGATCTTTAGACGAATGCATTTTACAAAACAATTTTTCACTTTTATTTTTAAAAACTGCAACCCTTTTACATCCCTTACCTTTTAATGTAATACCATTGCATTTTTTATTTTCCACCCTTTGATCGGATTCTTCTAATAAATTAATAACGCTCCAATAAACTATCCTTGGCACTACATCAACACATTCGAACGTTTCCATAACACAAACAGCCAAATTTCGTATACCAATGTCAAAAGAAACAACCCTCATTAAAGATTAAAAAACTTATTTCTTAAAGTACTGCAGAGAATTTCTCATATGTAAAGGTGGTTTTGATCTTTTTAATTTTAAATGTTTATTTGAATTCGTTTCCTTGTATACTTTTTTAGAATTTGGATTTAAACTGCTTCTATAACCTATTAACCTGTGCTCTTCAATCATATTATTGTGAGATATTATAGGAAATTCAAGAATATTAAAAGTCTTGAAAAGTTTAAAAGATTTTCTAAAGTCTTGAATTGATAAAA